AAGAATTCCCTGACCCGTCGACTGAAATACCATACCCTTCATCAACGTCTGTACCACCGACGTGTGTAGCCCATTGAGCAGTTCCGGATGTGTTGTAATTGACTATGTACGTATCATTACTTCCTCCATTCATAAGAGTTCCAAACGTAGTTCCGTCGGAATTGTAAATTGTTACCGGGGACGAATTGTAAAACCCAGTCATGTAAGAATTCCCTGAACCATCAACTGAAATACCACGTCCAATATCAACTCCTGTACCCCCGATGCGTGTTGCCCATTGCACAGTTCCAGAAGTATTGTACTTTACTATGAAAGCGTCATAATAGCCACTATTTACAAGACTTCCAAAAGTAGTTCCATCAGAGTTGTAAATTGTTACTGGGGATGAATTGTAATACCCAGTCACATAAGAATTTCCTGACCCGTCGACTGAAATACCGTTTCCACCTTCATTTATTGTACCTCCGATGTGTGTTGCCCATTGAGCAAATCCAGACATGTTATACTTGACTATGAATGTGTCAGAGCCACCGTCTGAATTAAGATTTCCAAAAGTACTTCCATCAGAGTTATAAATTGTTACTGGGGATGAAGCGTAATACCCAGTCACATAAGAATTTCCTGACCCGTCGACTGATATACTATATCCGTTTTCATAACCCCCAGAACCAGTGATATACGTTGCCCATTGAGCGAATCCAGATGTGTCGTATTTGACTATGAATGCATTATCAGTTATTTCAGTAGGAAGAGTTCCAAAAGTACTTCCATCAGAATTATAGATTGTTAACGGGGTTGGGATGAAAGAATTGTAAAATCTGTAAAAACCAGTCACGTAAGAGTTTCCTGACCCGTCGACTGAAATACCTAAACCAATTTCGTAACCGAAAGCTCCTATATGTGTCGCCCATTGAGCAAATCCATTCGTATTGTACTTGACTATGAAACAATCAATATTTCCAGAATTTGCAAGAGTTCCAAAAGTACTTCCATCAGAATTATAAATTGTTAATGAAGAAACGTCGTAATACCCAGTCACATACGAGTTCCCAGAACCATCAAGTGAAATACTAGTCCCTGCGTCGCCATCTGTAGCAGTAATACGTGTTGCCCATTGAGCAGTCCCAGCCGTATTATACTTTACTATGAATGTGTCAGATCCACCGACGAAATCAAGAGTTCCAAAAGTACTTCCATCAGAGTTATAAATTGTTACTGGGGATGAAGCGTAATACCCAGTCACATAGGAATTTCCGGATCCATCAACTGAAATACTGTTCCCAAGTTCGTAAGATGCACCAGAAATACGTGTTGCCCATTGAGCAGTACCGCCCGAAGGCGGAGGAGGAGGAGGAGGAGGAGGCGGGGTGGATATACCTGAGGAAAATGGAGTTGTACCGCCTTCTCTCAGTGGATTTAATGTAACTCCATTACCATCTTTTACTCTAAAAAGGTTGTACGAATGAGCATAAATTCTCAAATTTCTTTCATCCGAAGGACTTGCTGTAAGTGTCAATGAATGCTGTTGGCGCGTAATATTCGTCATGTTCATTTCACCAGTTGGTTGATCGTTTTCAGGCTCGAGTGCGAATGAATACATGTAGTAATTACCAGTCGGAACACGTGTATGATACTGCAAAGGCTGTAAAACGTGTAAATACTGGGCGGTTGCATAATTTCTTGTTATGAAATCTTGATTGTTGAAAGTGATCTGAAGGTTTACGAGATGACTTCCATAATCGTAAACATTTGATGCAGCTTCACTCTGAATAACCCAGAAGAGTTCTTTGACGTCATTCACAAAATCCGTATAGTATGTGTAGATTGTTTGAGTTGTAGACACAGGAATTTTAAACTGTAAACGTTGAAATGAATATGTCAGATACACGAGTTCATTCTTCTTGAACCAATCTCTTTCAGGTTGTGACAAGTACACATACTCGACAAACAAATCAACTTGAATAGATTTTGTATAAATCGAAGTTGTAAATGTACTCGAAGGGTTGAATACGACTCTGAACTTTGGAGCCTCTTTAAGAGCAATTAAAGGGAGACCCTTTTTTAAAATCAGAAACGGTAAAGGAATGTGGTATGAACTCAGAGCTGTCGTTGTTCCTGTGCCTACTAAATTAGATAATGCACTCTGTTTTGCCTGGGGAACTTTAATATCACCAAGCATGTACAGATTTTCCCCGTAAATACGTTCGATGAGTTGGTCCTTGTATGACAACTCAATGCGATCGATCATCGCAGTACCTGCACTTGGCTGCACAGTCGTTGGTGCATCTGTCGGCCATGTCACACGGAGGTACATGGAATGAGCCAAATCGCCAACTTTAGCAATCCATACTGTGATATCATCCCCCCAATGTACGTCTTTTGGAAATTGCAAACGTATCGTCTGTCGTGAGAACTGAGCAGGGAGATTCTCCATATTTACAAAGCAGAATTAAATAACAGTCCTCCAATCCCACCCTGGTATCCCAGAACGTTGAATGATTTACTGTACACTCTGAGATACAAATCTGAAGTTGGTGCGGACTCCAACGTGACATCAAGTACTGGGTAAGCTACTCGAGACATGTTGAGTGTCCCCGAAGGGTGTAGTTGTTCTGGATCGAGGGAAAATGAATACACATTGACGTTACTGCTCGTCGGCATGGTGGTATGTGTTTCAAATGTGCGAATGTATCTCGAAGTTACTTGGTCGTCGTCGATGATAATTTCGTTATTCAGACGGAGAACGATTCTGCTGACGACACCTGGATCTTGTACGACGATCCAAAACTCACGGACTGGATTGACAAATTCGAGAGGGAACGAATCAGTCGTTCGTCCTTGTTTGAATACGAATTCATTGATATCTGTCTGACCGTACAGTGAAATCTGGTTCGTTGGAGGAGGTTTGACATACTTTTCGTATTTCACTATGACACTTGTTGGGAGGTTAGTTCCTGACATTGTTATCGGATTATACTGAATAAAATCTTGATACGTCCAATTTGAATCAGATGAATCATCAGCTTCTACAATATAAATATATCTTGAACCTACTATAAATTGAAGACCTTGTACAGCAAGCCAATATGTTGGATCTGTATTAGCAACATTTGTACGGTGAGCAAGAAGAGTTATATTTGGATGAGAACCATTCGAAGAGTTAATTATTCCACCCGGGCGAAAGTCAATCCATTGCCAAGAATTTACATCATTAAAAGGTTTTGTTGTATCATATTGATGCCACGTTGTTACTCTTGAAAAATCCGTCACTGGAAATGTAGCCCTTTGTTGGTCAGAATTCGTGTAAAAATACATATATTTACCATCAAACCCACCTGCTGAACTATATTCAAAATCACTAGCACGAATTAACGTATCTCCTGTGAAATATTCCCATGAAGATTGTTGATTAATAGGTTTTGTAACGTCATAGCGTGAAAATCGTCCAGTTCCGCCTCGTGTAGAACTGGAACCTGTGTACAGGTATTTTCCATCTGATAATAAAAGTGCATTACTTAATGGAACAGGAGATATTATATTAGCATCTACTTGGCTATACCCACTTGGTGATGTAAAATTTTGTGTATCTAATTTAGCAATATACAGTGGAGCTGTTGCAAAATAAATGTACCGACCATCGAATACAGGTCTGAAATAATAATTAGTATTTGTAAGTTGTAATGTATCGTATATTCCAGGATAAATATCTTTCACAGATGCCGGTAAACCTGATGGTAATGTAGTATATGAATATGAAGTCGATGTGTTAAACCCCGCAGATGAATCATATCTCAACCACATTAAATTATTATGAAGTCTATTTCCAGGTATAAACTCATTCCCTGTTTTTGTAGCGACTGAATACGTCAACGTTCCAACGACAGTGACATCTGAACCGTTTTGTGTCATTGAAGAAATTACTTTGCTCGTTGGAAATATAGTTGCACCGCCAGTCGATTGAGTCGAAGCATATGTAGTCCAGAAATTTTGAAGAGCTGTTTGGTCACTTGCAGATAATGGAGCTGTTTTATTGTAAAACCGATATGTGACGGTCCATATCTTTTGAGTTCCGTCGAGTGTACCACTTACTAAACTCGTGTACGTTGACCCAATGATATAATAATTTATTTTATATAGTAAATACACGTAACGAGCGTCACTAAGTATATAATAAATAAAGTTACCTCCGTCACCATAAGGTGTACCTGGAAATCCACTAAAAAAGCTGTATGTGCTTGTTGTCCACGGAGTTGTGCTCACTGCAAGTACAGTATTTAAATCTGCTTTTTTGATATATCCACCCGTTGATTTGTATATGGTTCCGCCGTTTATTGTTATATACGCACCACCATAAGAACCTCCAGGTGTCCATTTATAAAATGTTCTTGTATCTTCATTATAAAATCGAAATGATGAATCAGAACTCAAAGGACCCATGATGACGTAATTTTTCCATCCTATAGCCGATTGTACATTAAAGTTATTTGTACCATTAGCTGTGATTGCTTGGAGGTTTGATGTTGCGTAAGAATCGCCATCTAAAAACCCATCTGTCGTGATCAATTCTGAAGGAAGATTTTCAAATTTTTCAAATTCGATATTGACTCGAACATCTTGATTATTGAGAGCTTTCATGTTTATTGTGTCAATGTCAAAGTTGAGACGAGTATAGTACTTTCGTGGAGCTGTAATAGTTGACGTGTCATTTTTACCTTCGAGGATAGTGAGTCCAGCTTGATTTTCGTATGGTATTCCAAGATCATCTTCAATGATGAGTCTTTCACTCGTAAGGCGATCGATCGTTTGACCACCGATGGTCAATGACGCATTTTTTATCAACTTACACGCAACCGACTCCTTGTACGAAAATCCGGTCGATGGTGGGGGCGTGAATCCGCGGATCCACCCTGCCTGAATAAGTGTCAGTGGAGCAGTTAAAGTTCCATTTGTAAAGTTGTATGCAGGATAGCCACTCACGTTGAAAAAATCAGGTGCGCGAATATCAAAGCCCCAAAATGAGGCGCTTTTTTCATTTTTGAAAAAGATGTTCGAGTACGCCGGGGACGTGAATACAAACTTTGTTTTGGTTGAATCGTAAGAAACAGAAATGTTCGAGTACCCTACAAAATTTGTCGCCCATTGATTTAAAAATTGCGTATTAAAATAACCGACGAAATCACCCGGCTGGATGGCTAATGTATTTGTTTGCACAAATATCCCACCGTCAACCTGGTCAGAGTACAAAGGGTACACGTAACCAGGGCCTAAAGGGTTGTACAGAGCAGGAAGTTCAGAACTCACAGTGAAACGTCTCACAACATCTCCTTTAGGAGGGATCAACGCTGATGCGGAATCACCAAATTTTATATTGGAGGCATCGAACGGAACCTCATATGTTTCTGCCGTATATTCTTTTGTTGGTTTACTTTTTACAGAAAATAAAGTATAATCAGGATTACTGACAAATGTTCCATTCAAGTCTAGATGAATTTTGGCACCTGACATGTCCTATTAAATATCGGGGTTTTATTTTTGCTGCGTATTCCGCGTGTACAAAAAAACCCAGTACAATATTAGGAAATGTCCAATTTGCAGCTCAAAAAGTTTGACCCGAGTAAGATTGGCGACG